TGGGAAGAAACCACTAAGGCTAATATGCCTATGAAGCAGTGGCTTCAGGAATATGAATGCTCCTTCCTAGGAACAGGAGATACTTACATTGAAGGAGAAGTTCTAAAGGCAATTTCATCTCAAACAAGCGAAGAATACTTTACGAAGTACAATAATAGAATGCGAGTTTGGCAAGAAGCAAAACCCCAGTATGAGTATTTAATTTCTTGTGATACCTCTCTAGGGAGAGATCGAGATTACTCGGCATTTCATGTGATTAATATGTACAACGGACAACAAGTTGCCGAGTTTTATTCCAATAGAACCCCAATAAATGACTTTGCTAAAATTTTATTTAATGAAGGTATGCTATATAATGTAGCGCACATAATCTGTGAGCGGAATACTATTGGAAATAACTTAATCGACTGGCTCTATAATATTTATGAGTACGAAAACTTGTGGGCTGATGACAAGGATGAAATTGGCTTTCAGGTAACTGCGAAGAATAGAGAAAGTATACTAGCTGAACTAGAAGAAGCGGTCAGAACCGACTTAATCAAGATTAATTCGACTCGGACTTGCGACGAACTGATGACATTTATTATAAACGAGAACGGTAAAGTAGAGGCTGAGAAGAATCATCATGATGATTTGGTTATGAGCCTTGCCTTAGCCGTTCATGCTTATAAAAACTTATTGGATACTACTCATATTGAGTTTGTATCAAAAATTGAGAAAGAACAAAAACCCCTTATGCCAAGTAAAAATTATAAACATAATTTCAAAACTGCTTATGGTGGAATGANTGAGGAAGATTTTAAATGGCTGATGAAGTAAATGATGAAGTAAATGATGAATTAAATGAAAGTGGTTATACTACTTTTGGTGGGACCCAGAACCGTGCGGGGGGAGTTTATACCCCTACAGGTCCTATAGGTCGCTTTTTTGCTAAATTCTTTGCAACCAAAGCTCAAGTTACGGTACAAAAAGCCATTGATAAGGGGAAGGTGCTTCCTGAGACAGGAGACACCGTTATTAGTACGGAAGTTATTAAGGATCAAGAGATTGATGGTGCCCCCGCTGTTGGAGGAATTCAACGAAACCCTATCCTACCACAGCTTGAACTTAACCGTAGAAGACGATACAAAGAATATGAAGAGATGGATGAATATCCCGAGATCGGTGCTGCCTTTGATATTTATGCTGATGATTCTTCTCAAAAAGGAACCCGTTCAGAGCGTTGGACTATTAAATCTGAAAATGATTTAGTGGTTGATGAAGTTACCACACTTTTTGAAAGAATTAATTTACATAGATTTCTTTGGGATATTATCAGAAATACTGTTAAGTATGGAGACTGTTTTACTGAGCTAGTTTTAGATGTTAAAAAGCCAGAAGAGGGTATTAAAAAACTTAAAATTCTTAATCCCAATTGGATTCTTAGAGTAGAGAATGAGTATGGGTATCTCAAGAAGTTCTTACAAGAAATTCCCAATTTGGAATCACTTCAGTATTCCGAAGTGGGTCAGTCTGAAATGGCTAGACCAGTTAAGTATATTGAACTAGATAAACACCAAATTGTCCATTTCAGACTTCATACTTCCGACCCAATCTTCTACCCTTACGGTAAATCAATCGCTGCGTTATGTCATCGTGTATTCCGCTCTCTGAAGATGATGGAAGACGCAATGATGATTTATAGACTTTCACGGGCTCCTGAAAGACGCATTTTCTATGTTGATACAGGAAACCTGCCCACTAGCAAAGCTGAGATGTTTATTGAGCGTCTGAAGCAGAAGTTTAAGAAAGAGAAATATTATAACTCTCCTAAAGGAACCATTGATTCACGGTACAACCCCATGTCTATGGATGAGGATTTCTTTGTTCCAACAAAGAACGGAAGGGGAACTAAAATTGATACACTACCTGGGGCGACTAACTTGGGTGAGATTGAAGACGTTCGGTATTACAGGGATAAGCTTCTTGCTGCCTTGAAGGTGCCTAAGGATTACCTTGTAGAGAAGGATAAGTCCCCAGAACGAAAAGCGAACCTTTCCCAGCTTGACGTTAAATTTGCTAGAACTATTCAAAGAGTTCAGATTGACATTGAAGCTGGTTTAGAGAGTTTAGCAAAACGTCATTTACAATTACGAGGATTTCCTGCCTCTCTTATTAAAAAACTAAAGATTTCTCTTCCTGAGCCTTCTGATATGTCGGCTAAGAGAAAACTTGATATTGATGAGCAAAAAACAAGAGTTATTCAAGCTGTTCAAGGATTGGCTCTTTTCTCTAAAGAATCTATCTATAGAGAGTTCTATGATATGACAGACGAAGAAATTCGTAGAATGCAATCTGAAATTGAAGAAGATCAGAAGAAGGATATGGAGCAACAACAAGAACAGGCAGAGGCCGCTGCTCCTGGGCCTGGAGAGGCTGGTGGGCAAGAACCTGCTGAGAATGCTCCTCCGACAGCTAATGAGGAAGGGGGTTCTGAGTTGGAATCCTTACGGGATTTAGTTCTAGAAGAAGACAAAAAGAAAGTTATTTCTAGAATAATTAAAAAACAACAAGAAAAAGCGAAACCAACGACTAAAAACTAACATATATAAGTTTAGAGTTCGTAAAAATGGAGATTAAAAATGTTTTCGAAACTATTTGAAGAAAGAGATAAAACTATTACTCACCTCGTTAAGTTAGGTGATTGCATAGCCAGATCTTTGAGAGAAAATGTAAGCTTGTTTGCTATTGATAGCAATAATTCACAAGTTTCCTACCTCACAGAGAGTGGTAAAGTTATTAGTGGAGAGTATTCCACTGATCAGGACGTAACCCTTGATTCTATCAAGGTACAAGATTCCTCTGTTTTTGAAGACGGAGAACAGCTTGATTCCTTTGTAAATGAGAAAATTCATAATTTCATTGAAGGAATCCATTATGGAGAGTATTCTTCTGCTGATGAATCTTTTTCTGATGTGTTGTCTCTTTGGGAGAATCGACTTAAACTATCAACAGTCCAAGCTAAACTTTATGAGCAATCTAGTAGATTAGCTGCTGTTGAGAAGATTGTCGAATCTTCTGAGTTTCAAAAACTTATTGAGGTTTCTCCCCAACTTCAAGAGTTCTTAAAAGAAAACTTTGAGAAAATTACCTTAGTTCCTGAAGTTAGAAATGCAATAAATCTTTCTAACGCAGTTTCTCAGGCATTCAACTTCCCAAAACTAACTTTAGAAGAGCTTGAAGAAAATCAATCATATATTCTTAAAGACGGAGTTACTCCTTCTATTTATGATATGGTTTGTCGTCAAGAGTTAGTAAAACGAGAGCTTATTGAATCTAAGAAAAGTTTTGATACGATTTGGGCTGATAATGCTTCAATTCAAAAACTTACAGGAATGATTTTTGAAGGTGATGAGGCTGTTGTTGCGGCGTTATCTGAAGCTCTTAAAGAAGTTCCTTATCTTGCTTTAGCTTCTAAGAAGAGTTTGTTTAACACTTTTTCTAATTGTCTTTCCCATGCAGACGGTATTGGGGTTTCTGATAAGGACATTCAAGGCTTTGCATCTCGCATTTTTGAATATAAGAAAGATGTTAAGAAAGCTTTTATTCAAAATATTAACGAAAAGTATGGAGTTAATATCCAGAACCTCCAAAACCCAGCATCCTTTAAGAGCTTGGCAAATACTCAGGTTGTAATTTTTGAAGCACTTTCCCGACTATCTCCTAAGGGTTCAGTGCTTAAAGAAGTTCTTTCTGAAATGGCACAAGGTCTGAAAACTAAGTCTGGTGTTGAGTGTATTGATGTTAATGATTACCTCTTAGAGATGTTTGTTACGGCTGGGTATGATGAGGTTTTAGAGGAAGCTGCTTCGGGTCCTGCGACAAAAGTGGACTTCAAACGAGTCAGTAAAGAGCTTACCGATATTAAAGATTTAGTAAAAAATCTTGAAACTACGGTTAAAGATCAAGAATACCCCAGCGACGAGACTTTGGATGATAAGGCACTCGCAGACAAAGCGGCTAAGGAGACTCCTGAAGCACCCCCTGAGGCTGCTGTTCCTCCCCCTCCAGCGGAGGAACCCGTTCCTGGTGGGGAAGAAGAAGGTGCTGCCCCTGAAGAGGAGGAGGCTCCCCATGTTGCCCCTGAGGTAAAATCCGAGGATGAGGCTATTAATGATTTATCTAATCTTGAAAATATGGTAGCTGATATAGCTACTGAACTTGGGATGGCTGGTGATGATGATAAGGAGAAAGAATAATGGATCTTATAACAGGACAAAGAACTTTTTATGTAGGGGTTTCTGGTTTAGCAGATGGATCTGTAATTGAAATTCCGTTTAGAGATTCCGCAGGGAACGATATTAAGTGTAATTATTTTCGTATTACGGGTAGAAATGATGTAGCTACACAACACTACATGGGACTCGTAGCTGAACTTAGTGGGGTTTCTCACGAAGGAGATATGATCACTAATGCATTAAGTGCAGTTCAAGCTGCTGTTCCTACAAGTGGTATATGCGGCGTTGGGTTTGTTGCTGGGGCTGGTCATGAGGGTGCTGAATGGCATGGAAGCAACGGACAGGTTTGTACTGGCGTAAAAGTTCAAGTTCAGACGGAAGCTGGAGAAGTTGCTATTGGCATAACCTACGGAAACCTATTCCCATTAAATACTATAAGAACTACTAATAATTTGATATATGATGCGGGAGTGTAGCCAGGAGGCTTTTTTAAGTGACAGACTTTTCAGGATTAGTTGCA